TTAATCTGTCAGACATAATTCCCTCTCTACCCCGCGACGATTTTGCAACCCTTTCCATGACTGACCATCAGCATATATCCAGAGGCGTAACTCATCGCAAGCGCCTTTGATATCGCCGGTATTGAGCTTTTTAAGCAGCGTAGATTGGATAAACGCATGCTGCCCGACGTTATAGGTGAACGAGTACAGGGCCGCTTTCTGGTATTGGCTTAGTGGGATTTTCACAGCTGCATCAACAATGCGTTGTACCGGCGCCAGATCTTGTTGCAATAAAGCATCGCATTCCGCATCAGAATATTTTTTACTGGGGATGATATCTTTACCGGTGTGGCCATCGCATACAGTGAGGACATTGACGACATCGTAGTAAGCCACATACCTGCGGCCCTCTAACCCATCTTCACCACCCAGTAATACACCGGCAATAGCCAGTGCTCCGAAAGCAGAAACACCCATTAACTTACTGCGAAGAGTTGGAGACATTTTATTTCTTCCGTAATTGAAATTCTTTTCGCTTATAATGCCAGTTCACAATAAAGGTTCCCGTCGTGCAGACAATGCCGACTACCATGGCCCATTCGTTTAGAGATAACGCACCAATCGTTGTTGTTAACCCGCCGAACCACAAGGATATCGCGCTGGAATATTTATCCATCTTCATTGTCTCCCCCTGCCAGTTGGCCTGGGCGTATATTTGCTGCTTTGGGAAAATAGCTCGCCGCCGTGACCCATCCAGGCGCAGAGATTATTTGAGGATAATTGATGCTGGCGATGAACCATAAAAAACCACACAAATAGCGAGGCCTAATAATTTAAATTATTTTGTAAAAATACAGTCTCTTTCGGTGATAATAAGCCAACAGCATAGACAAAAGGAAAATTGCTCGATGAATACCAGTTTTATTCTGCTCTGTATTTATGTAGTTGGCGTTATTATTTCTACTTTCATTATTTTCCCGCTGACACGTGACCAGAGCTTAGTAGTAAGGTGCTTATCATCGCTTTTAATTGGTATAACCTGGCCCTTAAGCCTACCCGTTGCCCTACTGCTCTCGATGTTCTAATTAAGACGTGTTAGGAGTTGAGTCCAAAAGTATCGGGACTCATCAAATGCTCGGTATAAAATGAAAAAACCCCGCCTGAGCGAGGTTTATTTGACTATGTGAGTGCAACTGCACAACCAACTGTTATCAGACTAATGTACTTTTTGCGGCCGCACCAACACTTTTATCATAAAAAATTAATTTTGTATTTCGATATCCATCTCAAGGCAAATATCCATCATGGCAAGGCAACCATCAACAAAACCCTCAGCCATTTGTAGATTTATTCTTATTGCTCTTTCGTCTTTCTTTTGTTGCCTTGCAATAGCACGTTTGGATTGATTATAGACATAATGCCGAATGACCAATTCCCACTCATCATACCGATGACGTTTTAAACGAGAAACACATCCATCAACGGCTAATCCATCATCATCACAACATGAAGGTCGTGATGGGGTGGTGTACGGGAGTAAACCTTTAAACCCTGCGGCAATAGAGGAATAGTCAATACCTGAATTATCTTTAGCCCATACACCCCAGCGCTCAAGAACAAGTTGAATATTACGCCTTGGCTTTTTCTGCCCTAAAGGCAAGTTTTTCGATATTCGCATCATAACTCTTCTTCCTTCCGTGAAATATACTGTGTGTATAACGCCCCGTCATAATTAGGGTCGATGGTGGCGCTATTAATTAAATGAGGGAGTTTATGGAAAATATGGCATTTCCAGGCCCTGCCCATTTGGAGGTTTAATTGCACAGCGCGGCAATACATCACAGTATTCGAGGCGAGTTATAGGGTCTGCGTGCTTATCTGCCCACAAGCCGCTATGACGAATATATTTTGTTAGATAGTTGACGTGGCTGCATCTCAACTTGATTTTATAATGCAGATGTTCCCTGACTTCGAGCATGGCCGGTGTCGGTATGTTATTGTCAGATTTGATAAATGATAGTTGTGTCATCTTGCCCCCTTGGGTGATGACACAACAACTGCTTAGGTTGTCAGTTGTTCAGGCTGACAGAGCTATTATTCCGTCAAACATCGGGCATTGAAATTGTATACCCGGCTATTTCTGCCAATTCGATTAATACCGGTAAGGTCGCGACAAACTGATTATCTCTTAAGTGTTCCACACTAACTATCTCACCATGTTCGCAACGGAGTAAAACTGTACCATCCGAAGGTAGAAGCTTAATCAAGTTTTCTATAGGAATCATTAGGTAACATCCTTATATTATTAACCCCCTACAGGGGCCCCGATTAAACTCGATTTCCCTTCTAACTAAATTAATTAAGGCCACATATTAGAAATAGCTGACATACCCCATAAAGGTGGAAATATCAGCTGTTCTCATTTTATTAAGTGTCTTTTTCCCAAGGGCATAGCTCGGTTAACGCGGTTTCCAGCGCGGAGATATCGTCAGAGCTGAGCAATGGGATCAGCTTTTCAATTTCATCATCTGGTCGTTTATAAATCCGTAGATTTACGATCCTCGTGATGACCTCTTCAGGGAAACGGTATTTTATGACCCGAGCCGGGTTGCCGCCGACGACGCCATACGCAGGGATATCTTTTGTGACAATACTCCCCGCAGCAATAACAGCGCCCTCACCGACCGTAACACCAGGCATAACCATACAGCGCATTCCAAGCCAGCACCCATCATTCAGTACGGTATTCCCTCTGGACTGATAGGATTTTTTCACCATACTCATAAATGGATAAAGACTAATAAAATCAATGGAGTGATTATGATTCCCACCCATTAATATTACAGCTTCCGCACCAATACAGACATAATCACCAATAATAAGTTGGTCAATATGCCCAAGCGGCTCCCATTGCTGGCTAACACTGTCGCCATGGAGATAACGAACAACCGAGTGTTCAAACCCATCATCCCAACAGTCACTGTAATAACTATGTTGGCCTCTGATCAAAATATTCGGGTTCTTGACGGAAAGATGCAGATACTCGACTTGTGACCAGTGTTTATTTTTCATGACTTTTTCCTGTTTGATAAAAGAAAGCCACGGAACGTGTTGATTTCGTGGCAGTGATTATGCGTTCAGATAACCACTGCTTTTAGCTATTCGAGGATGTAATATCAGCGGACAGCGGAAATAATTTATATTCATAAAAACCACCTTTTAGCTTATTTTAAGTAGATTTTCTCATATGTTCAATTGTGATTTTTTATAACAAACCTTTTAACACCAGAGTTGCCTACCGCTACGTAATGGGTATTTTTAATCCCAGCCCAGTTTGATCTGAAGATGGGCATTTTTGTCTGGGTAGTTTCAACTTCCGCGTTCAACAGCAGCCAGATTAAATCATAGGGTTACATCAAAATACAACAAAAGAGTTATTTATATAATTAAACCTTTGGTTTATAATCTTGATATGAAAGAAGAAAAAAGCTCACTGGAACCGCCTATTGCGGCTCGCCTTTATCACTTAATGAATAAAACCGGCGTGAATAAGTCGGGGCTTGCTCGTATCTGCGGGATAACTCCTCAAGCCGCTGGTCGCTGGTTCACGAAAGGAAAGATAAGCAAAGACTCGGCATTAAAATTATCTGAAGCCTTTGGTGTTTCCCTCTCCTGGTTGCTAAGTGATGAAACGGATAACCCAGAGCTCCCCACCGTCTCAGACGTCGTTTTAAGTGAAAGACAAAGGGAATTGCTGAATTTGTTTGACCGACTACCTGAAAGTGATAAAGACAATTATATTGAAGCACTTAGGATCAAAGTTGAGAACTATGACAGGTTATTCAATGAGCTATTAAAATCCAGAAATATCAAAGAACTATCCTTAAAGTAGAAACAATAGACAAAATAAATCACCAATGAAACCAGTTCTTGCTGGTTTTTTCGTCTAAATTTCAAAATATTAACCCCATAATTGACAATTAAATAAAACTAATGATTGACATCAATATAACCCTATGATTTAATCCACTCATCAACGGCACAGCAGCCGCTTAGGTGAGCAAGTTCTGACAATCTGAAAGCAGATAAATCGTGAATGAAGCAAAGTTCTTGGAATAAGAATGGAATATAAAAAGATAGACTAAATAACAACTCCATCAATATAATCAACTCACTCATACACCAATTTATATAAGGAGGATTGCCATGTTGACCCGTGAAATGTTTTTAGTTTCGCTCGTCCTTAGCGATCGTCATTGCTCAAGCATTACTGGTATCGTGCTGCGATAACCTGCTTGAGCGAAGCTAACTAAATAATCTGAGAACTTCCCTTCGGCTTACCGGTTCTTAAAAGCTATGACTGGGATTTCATTCGAGTATCAATAATCTTTACACATTGCTCTCTTAATGACGTCTGCTATGAACGAGCAGCGGACGTTCTGTATCAAGTAGTGATTCAGGTGCCAATTGGACTTTCTGTGGCGACTTAATGCCGCTTTATGTTGCTAAGGATATATTGCTCAATTTCTGAAGCATAAAATCAATGAGCGCTCTTGTTTTAGCGGGCAAGTAACGCCGATCTGAATAAAGTGCGAACAATTGCAACGGGGCTGCTGATTGTTCAAACTCAATCTCGATTAATCGTCCATCCTTAATGTAAGGCTGGCAGGCTTGTTTCGACAAAATTGCAAAACCGACGCCTGCTAGCGCAGCTCGTCCTGCCATCTCTCCACTGTTTACCCGATAATGTCCTTTAACTTTAATTGTCTCAAATCTTCCCTTTTTATTGACAAACTGCCAGGGAGCACCTTTCAGTGCACTGACCGTAGTAATGCAGGGTAACGCTTCAAATTGCTGGATATGAGAAGGGGTACCATAACGCTGAATGATGGAGGGGGCTGCAACAATGGTGCAAGGGATAGTCAGCAGATGGCGCGCTATGTAGTCACTGTCATCCATCTGACCACGGGTAATAATGATAGCTAAATCCAGATCATCTCGCAGGGATTCAAAACCTGACAAATTTGTGACACAGCTTACCTCCAAATCCGGGTACTGGCAGGCGAAATCGGCAACAATCGAACCCAGCAATGCTGGGCCAATTTCATTGGGAATACAGATTCGTAATGGGCCCTTGAGTTGCATTTGCCGCAACGTCAATTCTGTCTCAGTTTGCTCAAGCGCCTCCAATAATGGCTTCGCTCGGGTATAAAGTAGGTGCCCCGCCTGGGTGAGTTTCATGTGTCGAGTGCTGCGCTCAATGAGCTGGAGATTCAGTTTTTCTTCTAACTGAGAAATACAACGACTCACATTTGATGTCGGCATTTCAAGGACTTTCGATGCCCCAACAAAACTTTCACTTTCAACCACGGCTATGAACACTTTCAGGGTATTAAAATCAAGAGCCGGACGCATCAACTATCCCATATTTGATAATAATGAATACCATTTCTACCATATAATTCACACTATTGATATCGGTTAAACTAGAATAAATTTCATCCACAGGTTCTTGCTATGCCACTGATCACACAGCCGTTTAACCATAAAGCCCTCATACGGATAGCCATTGTAATGGCCTTTATCCAGTTCACTAATGCGCTGGAATACATGGCGTTAACGCCTGTTTTTGCTTTTATGGCAGCAGATTTTGCCGTTCCCGTATCATTCTCAGGTTATGTGTCCGGTATGTACACATCTGGTGCCGTCCTTTCGGGCGTTATCGCCTTTTACTGGATTGGTCGTTTCAATAAGAAACGTTTTTTAATCGCAAATATGGCCCTATTAGGCCTGCTGACACTTTCGACTACATTCACCTCCAATTTTAGTCTACTGCTTGCACTACGATTCTGTGCAGGGTTGGTTGGAGGTACGACAATGGGTGTGGGTATCAGTATATTGATAAACAACACACCGGCTAATTTGCGTGGAAAAATGTTGGCGACGGTGATTGCGTCATTTTCGATGGTAAGCATTGTTGGAATGCCCACTATATTATTTTTGTGTACAAATTATGGTTGGCATGTCGCTTTGTGGCTAATAAGTACACTTTGTGTGTTGACATTGCCACTGATTGTATCCGTCATACCCCAAGACTCAGTCTCTTTCGACACGCTCCGCACGCAGTCTCTCAATGTGGATACTTTACTGTTCGCCTCCAGTAATGCGCTTGCACAGTTTAGTCCAATGCTGGTCATTCCTATTCTGGTGCCATTAGTGACACAGCAGTTGGGCGCTTCGCAAGACCTGTTGCCCTGGCTGTTCTTCGTCGGGGGGGTTACAGGTTACCTGTCTACAAAAATGGCAGGCATATTAACCTCCCGTGTTTCTGCTTTGATTCTGGCTACAGGTTCAACCCTAGTTTTTATACTGAGTTTGCTAATACCAATGCTGGGCTACCAGTATGCGGCGTTATTTATGACTTTATTTCTCGGTGCATCTTACAGTCGCCTGGTTTCATCTTCGGCGGTTTCGATTCAGTTTCCTGATGATAGTCAACGAGCTGGATTTTCTTCATTACAGACATCAATAATGTATCTGATTACAACCGTTGCATTTTTCCTGTCTGCTTTTCTATTACCTGATCATGGTATGGCACCACAAAATGTGAACATGTTGCTGGCGGTATGTGCAATTTCCGCATCTGGATTTCCAATAATGGTCATAATACTTCAAAAGAAACTGGCTAAACGTACTCTCCAGCCTGACTGTAAGTATCCAGCTTAAAGGTGTTTCTGATCTTGAGGGTTCACTCAGTGAAAAGCAGGCAATATCAGGACATAAAAACATGGGGCAAACAGCAAGAATATGACAGGAAAACATAAATTGTTGCCGTGGTGGGTGGTCAGAAAAGTGAGTTTTTATTCAGATTACCAAAATCATGTTAGGAAATGATGTTAGGAACATCTTAGGCATGCGATTTCAGGCACAAAAAAACCGCCTCACGGCGGTTAACGACATACTCATACTACTTTGTTTTACTTAGAATATTTTCTATGGTGCTCGGGACGGGACTTGAACCCGCTGATATCAAAAAGATCAAAGATCTTGAAGACAAGAATCGCCGGCTGAAGCAGATTTTTGCTGATCTGAGTCTGGAATACCGTGCGCTGAAAGACATCATCGAAAAAAAGCTTTAAAACCAGCGATAAAGTGTGAGCTCGTCAACTATCTGACCACGCAGGTTACGATGAGCATACGTCAGGCATGCAGGACGTTATCGCTGAGCAGGACGGTGTTTCGTTATCAACTGAATACACGACGTGATGAACCGGTGATCCAGAGGCTGACTGAGGCGGCTGAACGCTATCAACGCTATGGATTTAAGAAGCTTTTTCAGGTGCTGCGCAGGCAGGGACACGTCTGGAACCACAAGCGCGTGCATCGTATTTACTGTCTGCTAAAACTCAATTTTCGTCGTAAAGGTAAGCAACACCTGCCGGTGCGTAATCCGGCGCCGCTGGCCACGCCGGAAGCACTCAACCAAAGCTGGTCGATTGATTTTATGCACGACGCGCTGACATGTGGCCAACGTTTTCGGACTTTCAACGTCGTGGATGATTTTAACCGTGAAGCTCAGGTTATCGAAATTGACCTGAATTGATATCACTGGCGCTGGCACAATGGGCTGAAGACCAAGGTGTGATGCTGGAATTTATCAAGCCCGGCAAGCCTCTGATCCGAGCGGCTTAGATGGCACTCGCTACAATTGCACCCAAACCAACTTTGACACCGCATTGCCTTATCCTAAGTTGGACATGTGGTCTAAATTCCCTGATTTTCAAACGCGCATCCGTGATGCCATTGTGAAGCGTCAGGCACTCGATCGCATCATGATCGGCTTTAACGGCACGCATCGTGCGAAAACCTCTGATCACACTGTCAATATGCTCTTGCAAGACATCAACATTAGTTATCGGGCCAGTGTTACCGCACGGTTATCTCCCCGATGCTGATCCATCTGATTGACGCCATTCCTTGGCTGAATGGCGCATTAACTGAAGTCGCCGCTGGGAAAGTAGAAATCTTTATTAGCTGCCTAATCGGGCTGATTGGCTTACAGGCCATTCGTGAACTGGTATTCAAAGTCATCAACAAAAAGGCGGGAACCACTGATGCCAAACAATAAATTTATTTTCGGTAAGGCCAGTGAGAGCAATCTGATCGGCGTGCATCCTGATTTGGTCAAAGTCGTGCGCCGCGCGCTGGAAATCACCCCCATTGATTTTAAAGTGATTGAGGGTTGCCGTACAGTGGAGCGCCAGCGTGAACTGGTCAAAGACGGTGCCAGCCAGACCATGAACAGCCGCCATTTAACCGGCCATGCAGTCGATATCGTGCCGTTACCAAACGGTAAGGTGAGTTGGGAATGGAAGTATTTTTACCCCATGGCTGACGCCATGAAACAAGCCGCCGCTGAGTTGGGGATCGCCGTGGAATGGGGCGGTAACTGGACAACCTTTAAAGACGGCCCGCATTTTCAATTGCCCGCCCGTCAATATCCGGGCTAACCCATGTCAATTATCAATACAGCGCCACTGGCGTGGGCGGTTGCTGCCGTCTTATTGGTTGCCGGTGGCGTGCAAACTTACCGGCTGGCTGATGCTCAGCAAGTGGTGATTGACCGGCAAGCGGACGAAGTAGCCAGTAAGAACGGGCAACTTATCACCCTGGCACTGACCGCCAATGCCAACAACCAAGCACAGGCGCGATTACGCCAACAGGTTGCCAGTGCGGATCAGCTTTTGGCGCAGCGCAACAGTCAACTTAAGAGGTTATACCGTGAAAATGAAACCTTACGCCGTTGGGCTGATACTCCCCTCCCTGATGATATTATCCGGCTGCGTCAGCGCCCCGCCCTCAATGGGGCCGCAGATTACCGTCAATGGCTGCCCGAAGGTCACAGCATGCCTGTTTCCGGCGGCCAATCCACAAACTAACGGCGATTTAAACGACGATATCGACCNTTTTGCTGCCACTTGCCAAATCTCAGGTACAAAAAAACCGCCTCTCGGCGGTTAACGACATACTCATACTACTTTGTTTTACTTAGAATATTTTCCATGGTGCCCGGGGCGGGACTTGAACCCGCACAGCCATAAGCCGAGGGATTTTAAAAACTCTCAGGGCATTATGGAAATCAATCACTTACGTAAAATCAGTAAGTTACCAAACACGATGGCGGGTTAGTTTGGGTTGTTGTGGGTGTGGTAGTCACGAACATTGATATTACGCATCATGTATGTGACCGTTTAGCCTCATCATCATATCGTAATGAGCCTGATGACCATTGCTATAGAATATATTCTTAAATATTACAGAGTAACTCTCTCTAGCTATTTCACCTGAATCAATAAATAAATCATCTTGTAGCGAATGAGATCCATCATGAACCCATGAAATTAATGAGCGACAAAGAAATTTATCATCACCCTCAAATTTATCTGCGAGATTATTAATATCAATATTACCAAACATTTTGAAATAATTTTCAAGAATTCGTCTCATTACATTTTGGAGTGATGAAACACTTATATTCTCTTGTTTTACTTCATTCCATAACAACTGATATGATGTTTTAATTGGATTGTCTTTGTAGTTTTTAACTATACTATTCTTATTCTTATCCTTCCTGACAATCCAAAAAGTTTCATTATCTTTTAACTCCTTACCTCCGTTGTAAGTCACTTCCTTGTGGAAATATATGTTATGAGTTAATAATAAAATCTGCTTTACATCACTTTCATTGCCCCTAACCTTATTAATAATATTTCTAATAAGAGTACTTACAATAAAAAGAACATTACTATCTAAACTAGATATTGGATCATCTATCACAACCACCTTATCCTCAGTGATAAACCCTTCACCGACAGCACCTTGAACCATCCCTAAAAAATACAAAAATGTTATAAATGTCTTTTCGCCCTCACTTAATGTGTTTGCAACATGATGACCGTCATCTCTTATTATTTTATAGAATCCCGACTCTTCAGATTCAGTTAATTTAAAATTAGTAAAGCCAAAGTTGGACAACATATCATTGATAAATTCTTTGGTAGGAACAATACTTTTTATGCTTCCTTCTAGATTGCTAATTTTTATTTTTGATTCATTTATAAATTTTTTAATATTATTTATTTTTGCATCTAACTTTATAATAATCGAACGGTCTATTTGTGTTTGCTTGATATTAACATCAATTAAGTCTTTTGATTTCTCGTAGAGATATCTCCAACATTGCTTTGTAATCATATCTCTCAATGGCTGGATGTTATCTATTGTGAGATTATAATTTTCAACTGCATCATTACAATTTTTTATTGTGCTATTGATTTTTTCAACAGTAGAGTGTGTTGACTTCAACTTAATAATAATAGTGGGTTCCGAGATCTTATTGTCTATCAAATCTATATTGTAGTTAAATATCTCTTTAAACTCATTTCCTAAAGCGGATAGTTTTTCCATGCTGATATAGTAATTTTCTTTATGCCCTAAATATTTCTCAAGAGTAGAAAAAACATGACTTCCATATAGCAAGTAACTTTCCTTTACTCCACTTAATTCATTAATTTTATCATCAAATGTTTTGTCAAAAAAGTCCTCTATATCATTTTTGAATTTCTCACTAACTTTTTGTTGACAAAATGGACAATTATCATTAGATGTTTTAAGGTACTCCTTACCCTTTAAAACCCAATCACTGTTATTAAGGTAATTAATTAGATTAGATATATCTACATTATTCTTCCCTACTATAGACTGTTTAAATATTTCTTTACCTTCAATTTCATCTGAACTATTTACTAAAAATTCTAGTATCTCTATTTTTTCTGGTTTTGATCTAAAAAAGGTAGTGCATTTATTTTCAAGCTCCTCAATCTCTAATAATTTTTCTGCATTATCAATTTGATTCATTATTTTATTAAAATAAAGATCTTTGCTACCTCTAAATCCTTGCAGAGCATCTTTTATTTTTTCATCATACTTTCTCCTAATATTCCAAAGTGCATCTTTCAGAATAGCCTCTGCACTATCAAGCTTGTTTTTTGATTTCTCTAATATCTCATTGTCATTATTTAATTTTTCAGAATTATTTTTTATTTTTTTATTTTCTATTTTTATTGATTCTCTAATCTCAACGTTTTCGGTACCTAAAGTGAATACACCTTTTATACTCTCACTTTGAGCAAAATTATCCCTAACGAAATCTCTATTATATACTAGTACCTTCTTCCTTTCTGAAGTCCATTCAATCAAGCATTCATTATAGGCTTCAGGGGTTCTTAAAATATTGGATATTGTCGTTTTTCCACACCCATTGGCTCCATAAATATAATTAATCACCCCTAAAGGTCCTAAATTTTCAGGTATAGACCCATAACTTGCTACATTTGAAACCAATACATTTCTTATCATTTATATAACCCATCTAAAGCCGATCATATGGATTCAAACTCACTGCCGCTTCTAAATGATCCGGTGCAAAGTGGCTATAACGCATGGTCATTTGGATAGTGGAGTGCCCGAGGATTTGTTGCAGTACTAATATATTGCCGCCGTTCATCATAAAATGACTAGCGAAAGTATGGCGTAGAACGTGGGTTAACTGGCCGGTAGGTAATACCAGTTTAGCCCGGTCAATAGCTTGACCAAATGCGTCATAGGCATTGACGAATAAGCGCCCTTTCATCTTTGGAATCAGTTTATGCAGTTCCGCAGAAATAGGGACTGTACGGTTCTTTTTACTCTTGGTGTTGATGTACGTAATTTTATTTGGCATCACCTGAGCTTGTCTTAGCTGCTCCGCTTCACTCCAACGCGCGCCGGTGGCTAGGCAGATACGAACGATAATACCGAGATCTTTATTGCTGGAGTTATCGCACTCATACAGTAAACGCTTAATATCGTCTTCATAAAGGAAAGTTAACTCGTTTTCACTTTCACGAAATAGCCTAACCCCATCCAAGGGATTAGCATGATTCCAATGCCCTAGCCTTTTTAACTCATTAAATACCGCTCGTAGGTAGGCATGTTCACGGTTAACCGTTGCCTCTTTTGGTGGCTTCACAGCTCCGTATTTTGGTTTAGGGCTAAACTCACCGGCTAAACGTTTTTTACGGTAATTGGCAAATACTTCGCGGTTAAAATCAGCAACGGCAGGATCGCCCAAGTTATCACATAGGATATTGAGTTTATTTAATCTTGCTTCGCCGTCACTCAAAGAGCGCCCGTGGAGTTCATACCACTGACCGACCAATGTTTTTAACCTCTGCGCGGCAGTCTCTGCCGGTGTGTAGTCAATATCCAGATCACCACGTTGCGCTAATTGTTCACGTTCAAAGCGCAACGCCTCGCCGCGAGTAACAAAGGTTTTCCTAACCCGCTTACTGTCACGGCCATCTGAGTAAAAATCACAGACCCACTTCCCGTTGGGTAACTTCCGTACTGCCATAAATAAGTCCTCAAGAATAATCCCTTGGGCCTATTTACTGTATATAAAAACAGTAGTCAATGTTTGATATGCAGCACAACAAACATCTGATTAAAAACTAACGCGTGCATGTTTTCTTTGATTTACTGATAGAGCCATCATTACAGACAAATTTCCCATTCTCACAATGGGATACTCCGCCTTTTTTACCAGAACACGGGTAGTTTTTTGCCATAGTGATCGTAGGTAAAGACAAAAGAAGAATACCGATTACAGCACTAGCTAATAATTTCATTAGATTATTATTCCATTAGTGCGTCGATTATTTTTTAGCGCCGACTATTACTATTAATAGCCAGTGATTTCACCGACAACTTTCGCCAGTATATTAACCTCACTAACCGGCCAATTGACATCATTAATTAGCCATATATCACATGGCAAGCGAGTAATATTACTAATTGAGGTCACACCAGCTTTTTCTACCAGCCACCGGCCGTCAGCGATATTTTTAAATTGACGTTCGATAAGAAAATAGCTTTTCTCATTCGGGAAGGATATTAGTTCAGGCTCAAGAATCTGTACAGGCAACAACGCTAAATCTAGCAATATTGGGGATACATCTATTAGTAAGCCATCTTCAAGATTTTTATGAGCAATAGATTTTACAGCTTCACATGCAGTAGCTTTAACCGGTTCATGAGGTTCACCCTCACCAGTGGTAAGCCAGTACAGCGAAACACCTGTTTCTAAAGCGCAGAGCACAATCTCTTTGCCCGGAAAGTAATCACGTTTGATCCAAGTGCTGATAGTTCCCGTTCCTGCACCTAGATAAGCCGCTAACTCTCTTTGTACTTTAAAGCCATAGGCTTGCATCATTCTTTCTACTGCTGCGATTCCGCCACTCAAACACTTTTCATTCACAATGATAAAAAATTCCTTTTCATATTTACGCCCATGATTGCTTTAGGTAAAGCTCAAATGGCGATCAGCATGCTGTAATTTCCCCAACAACTTTAGCCAAAATACTAACCTCACTAACCGGCCAATTGACATCATTGATCCGCCAGACATCACCCGGTAAACGGGTAAGCTCACTGATAGATACAACTCCCGCTTTTTCAATAAGCCACAGGCCATCAGTGATTTTCTTGAATTGGTGCTCAACCAGAAATGAACTCTTGGCATTAGGTGAAGAAATCAACTCAGGTTCATCTATCTGTACTGGAAGTAATTCAGGATCAAGTAATACGGAGCTGGCATCGGTTAACAATCCATCAACCAATTTTCTGTGCTGAATTAATTTAGCGTGTTCTTTTTCATTAGTAGCTTTGTCAGCTTCCCACGGTTCACCTTCCCCAGTTGCTAACCATTGCAAAGATGCACCCGTTTCAAGTGCGCACTGAACAATTTCTTTGCCGGGAAAATACCCACGTTTGATCCACGTGCTTACTGTTCCATGACCAACACCAATTTTTCCTACAAGCTCACGTTGCGTTGAAAAACCGTATGCTTTCAATAGCCTATCTACAACAGCCTGTCCGCCACTAAAAATCATTCAATATTCCCGCCAAAATAATATTGACTCGTACAACTATGAGGATTAAATTCCTCATTATTGAACACAGACACAAATTAACCCGTATTAACCACACATTACAGGATGCACCATGATTCAAAACCTTGCAATCACAGTAACCTCGCCTTATTTATCCCTGCCCGAGTTCTCAAAATTGAGCGGAATCCCTTATGAAACCTGCCGTGGCATGGTGAAAGATGGTCGTCTACCTATCCGCCAGAAAGTTCGCAAAATGGAAAAGGTTCTCGTAAATATGATCGCTCTCACTAAAGAAGCGGCGAACCAGTAATGTACGATATTCAAATTTGCCAACTAATTGTCGGCATATGTGAGGAAGTAAGCCATGTTTGATTTTTCAGTGTCCAAACATCCGCACTTTGACAACGCCTGCCGTCAGTTTGCTTTAAAGCATAATTTAGTTGAGTTGGCAGCAAACGCAGGGATCTCGGCGCAAGTGTTGCGTAACAAATTGAATCCTGAGCAGCCACACCGCCTAACCGTTGACGAACTACTGTGCATCACCGACCTGACCGAAGACCCAACGTTATTAGACGGCCTGCTGTCACAAATCAATTGCATGCCGTCAGTGCCAGTCAATGAAGCCTGCCCCGGCAATATCCCGACTTATGCGCTACATGCTACAGCCGCGGTGGGTTCTATTGCAGCCGCTGCGGTACAAGGCAACCATAAAACAGCGTTCAGCAAATCTGCTCTGCTGGATAGCGTCAATACTGCGATTCGCCATCTGTCACTGATTGGTCTGACTGTGCAGGCGCGCATTCAGTCAACCCCTGCGCTTGCTTCAACCGTTGATGTTATTAGCGGCTTGAGTGCTGTCGCCGGTTTGAGTTGAGGTGTCTTTATGATTATTTCTATTGCCACATTGTTGAAACAGCAAAGCCCGGTAAACCTGCGCCATTTCGGTAACGGTGTGCTGGAGTTGAAGAACGGCCAGCGCTGGAAGCCGGGAAGTAATCAAAAGGCGTTTTTACAAGAATTGTCCTCTGCAAAGAAGACGCCAATATTGCGCCGTTTATTCGGGCGTTAATTGGGGGTTATATGTTGCAATTAACGGAATCTGAAAAATTAAGAATGACGGGTATTGCTCGTATTGCTGAATTGAAAGAAACGCATTTCCGTAATAGAAAGAATGTTGCTCAAGAGGCTTTTGATAAGTCACCGGCACATTTGCGTAAAACAATTTGTTTTCATGCAGGGTTAAAAAAACGCCATGTGAATATGCAGTTTTCAGAGTTAACTCCAGCAGAAAGAGAATCTGTTGTTGAAGCGTTAAATTACTTAATTGAGTTTACTCGTTCGCTGCCGTCGTTTGTCAGTAATGATGACTGCGCGCTGAATATTATTAATTAATTATCATCGCAATATATGGCGTTCTACTCGCCGGGTTTCGTATTGCCTAAAAATAGGAGTTATCTATGCAGAATACAGAACAGAATATATGGGTTTTCGTAGACCCCGCAAAGCCGGGCAGTGAGAGCACAATCACAATGACGTCAGTTGAATCAATGGAGCTAATGCTCAATGAAGCGCGCATGGATGAAAGAAAGAATCAGGCCGCACTGGTTTCATTTCGGCTGGATGAGATAGCTAATCAAATTCTAAACCGAGAATTGAACGGCATAGAGGCGGCGGAGCTGCTTAACCAAATCGCTGAGCACATAATCACTCAGTCTTATGACCAGCATTAATAATATGCGCGGACGCATTACCCCAACTCCGCCGTTGCCTTATCCGGGCAGCGGCGCTGCTGTTCCTGCCTATGCCTATCCCGGCAGTAAACCACGCCAAACCCTTGCACCAGCAAGACCGCTTACCCGTGAACAACTGATTCAGGGGCAAGCTGTTTTAGCCAATATCAATAATCTGCCTCATTTTCTGCGTAGTCAGTTTGTTTCTCGTTATGAGTACCTGTTAGCCAATAAAGGGCTAAACGACGCTAATAAATGGCTGGTATTTGTTTTTGACCAGCGTATCTGGCCGCGTATTCAGGTGGTCAATAGTAAAAATGTTATGCGCCTCAGTGCGTCAATGAGCTTTTCCACTGATGCCCCAACTTATGCCAGCCTCGCGGGCATGCATGATAAAGAGCTGCGCCGCTTTGCCCGCAAAATCGGTGATGAGCTAATGGTGGCGTACAACCATCATTGTGATGAATGCATTAAGGCTAATCAGGGTGACAGGGCTGTTTTATGGCAGACTGATACACAGGTAAGGATATACGGCGATCTTGCCAGAATGGCGCGCGCTTTTAATATCACCCCGATGCACTGGCGCAAATACCTGAAAGGCCGGTTAGATATCACCTCAGCTATCGCCAGTCTGTCACGGCTGGTTAACCCTGAGTGGTGGGAGCGCAAACTCAAAGCACAGCGCACCCGCTGGCGGGAAGCATTATTGATCGCTGTCGGTAATGTCAGCCGTGATAAGTCAGCGTATGCCAGTAAGCAGGCCATCCGTGAAGTGTTCGCCCGTCGCCAATCTAATCTGGAATATCTTAAAAGCTGCCAGTTAGAAAATATTGAAACCGGTGAGCGCATCGACCTG